GTCGAACGGTGCTCGTATCACATCTAGCAATAAAGAAAAATATTCATCGAACTCTTCTTCGTTCATTGCTTGACCACGTGTTAGCGTGTCTTTATATGCATGATATGAACCGGCCAAACCTATATGATGATCACCTCTAATCGGTGAACTCGCGGTTTGTTCAGGCATTATCTTGTTGGTAAACATAGATACTAGATCGTTAGAGACGCTGGTTGTTTTAGCGATGATTGGATCAACTCCAGTTTCATAGCCAAAGATCATACCAATGTACTTCTTCGGATCTTCCAAAGTCAGGTCGAATAAACGATCCTTTCCTTGAAGTGAGTCAGCATAAGCGTAAGCTAACGCCTTCACTTTCTCTTCATCGTCGTAAATTTTAGAAAAGTTGATAACAGCATCGTCACCCGTATTCCGACAGGAATCGGAAACGATCGAAGTACCGTCATCTCTAAGTTTAAAGATCTCATCTACGCTTGAGTCCATAGCTAGGATCAAGTGTCTAACCATCGAGGCTAAACCAACCACTTTTCCGATTAACGCAGTGTCACCTGTGCCGGAAAGTAATTGACTAAATTCCTCAGCGAGGTCTTTGTTGTTGTAACGATCGATCTGCCAATAAATAGTTTTCTCTTCATCATCGATGATGCTGCAATAAGCGCCAACGATTGGAAGTCTATCGATGTGTTCAGCGACGGCCTTCGCCTTCTCTGAATAGATACGTTCCCATATATGCTGTCGAAGAGGGCCAGTAATGGTCATTTCGAAAGCTGAGAAATCGGTACAAGCAACGATTCCACCAAGACCCCAGTCAATGAGTTCATGTGGAGTAGTTTTGTAGATAGTTTTCATCTGTGGTGTAAGAAATTCCATCAGAATAGCGTTGCACACCATCAATGGTACATTAGATACCATTGGAACGTTATTAATTAAACGTACCCTTAGACCCTGAAATCCATCATCTGGCTCAGAGTGCTTGGCTAGTCTAACAACGTCACCTGTGGTACTATCGTGAATAAATGAATCACGTAGTTTGTTTTTGAAGACACCGCTTTCAACGGAACCTCCAGCCACAGAGCGGCGAACGGCCATTACAATTGGATTTACTTCGAAAGCTCGAAAGTAAAGCCCTTCCTTAGATTTTCTAGCTCCAGGTAAAAACTCAGATCTTAAAGCATTGTTACCCTCATCCTGTGCGGCGCAGTTCATGCCTGGACCGCGATTTGAATTTAACTTGAACGTAGCATAAGGCGAATAGTTATCCGCTTTCTCCTGAGTTTCAAGTCCTAACTCAACACCGCGAATCATTTCGACACAGATGCGATTTACACATTCCACAAAAAGATCGTCTTTTAGTGGGTCGGGTAATTCGAGTGATTCACGCTTGGCTCTGACTGATTGCGCG